TCTTGTAAGAGAAATAAAACATTTTACTTTTGGGTGATTATATAATTCATTTACATCTGTATTACTTAAATCTCCATGTAAAAGATATATTTTTGGTAATTTAGTAGCATTAGGTATTGATTCTTTTATAATATTAATCCTATTAAGAACTTCCCTTCTATCAGTATAACTTGCTGCTGCTGTTGTTGTTTTTAAAATTAATGCCGGTGGATTATTTTTATTTTTCCAAACTTCATAAAAAGCTTTTACTAATAATCCCATATTTTTTCTATCATGTCCTAATCCACCTTGCATCCAATGTCCAACACTTAAAAATGCAAATTTTTCAGGGATTGAGTTAATAGATTCTAAAAGATTTTTATTTAAGAATTCTTTTTCAGGTAAAACCTTATATAAGTCTACATCAGCTCCTTCAAATATAACTTTAATAGGTTTTTCTAATTTAAGTGGTTTATTACTACCATCAGGCATATTAGCTTGATATTGAGTTGTTTCTAATACATTTTTAGAATGTTCAGAAGAAGTAACTATAATATCCATTCTATTCATTCCTTCAATCCATTGAGGAGCACAAGCTGTAGTTTCAATACCTGCTGTTAAACCTATATTATATTTTCCAACAGATTGAAATTCATTAGGTACAGTTGACATACACCAAATATCTGGTTGTTCTGTTAAAGGGCCTTGATGAATATATTTATTTAAAAATCCCCACTTTTCTTCATGGTCTTTTATAAAATTAAATGGAGTATTTCCCCATCTTTGTGGAATAATTTTAACATCATATCTATCTAATTCTATTACTGCTTTTATAAAATCTCTAGCTCTTGCTCCATAACCCGAGTAGGTGTCTATTGGACAACTTATTGCAAATGTATTTTTCATCTAATAAATTAATTTATGTTTTAAAACTCTTTTTTCAAAATCTGTATCAGCTAAGAATTCAAATTGTTCTCTAGGTTCCCAAGTACTAAATAATTCATCAACTCCATCGATAATTCTTTTTCCCATTTGCTTTGAGGTAAACCCAGCTTCTTCACTTTCAGCCCATTTTTTTCCAGCTAATCCTTTTTGTTTTCTTTCTTCTTTGGATAAATTATATAACTCCATAATTTTATCTGCAGCATCCTCAAAAGAACAATGATCTTCAAATATATAAGGTGTTGGAAGTGATCCAACCATTGTTCTTACAGAAGGATATACAGGTAATACCCACTCACCATGTTCTTTGTAAGTACCCCTATGATTTGAAGGTACATCATTATTATTAATATACCATTTTCCATTTTCATCAACAAAACGCATTTGGTCTTGCATTCCACCAGTTACATTAGCTATAATAGGAGTTCCTGATAGTAAACTTTCAGTTAATGCTAATCCCCACCCTTCAGCATTTGATAGTAATATAGTACCATCTACTGAATTATATAAAAAATTCATATGTTCAATTGGGTATTTTTGCTCACTAATGATGATATTATTATCTATTCCTTCGTAACCATCTAAATATTCTAAAATAGCATGAAGATCTGTTCCAGCATTGTCTCTAGAATTACAATGTAATACTAATCTACATTTATTAGCTTCTTCAGGTGTTAATTTACTACAAAATAATTTCCATGCTAATATAGTATTAGGAATTTGTTTTCTTCTAATATTTCTAGAATTAAATAATATTGAAAAATCAACTTCTTCTTTATTGTAAAGATGTTTTCTAAATTCTCCTAATTCAATATCATTTTCATCTAATGCTTTAAAATAATCATTATTTAAACCATGAGGGATATATTTAAATATTTTATTTTTCCCTTCTTTTCCTAATACTACTTTATTAATATGGTTAGTTTGTTTAGAAATTCCAAATAAAGCATCACAAGATTGATAAAATTCTTTATTATATTCAGGTGCAGGATAATCATCCCAAATGTTTAGGTATATTATAGGAATATGTTTTCTAATTTCATTCTCCATATCAAATACCCATTTAAAATATCTAGGATCAGTAATTAAAAATATTGCATCTATTTGTTCCCTAGCCATTACTTGTCTTAAAACATCAGGATTCCCATAACCATCTACAGGATACAAAATAACCGAAGCATCTTCTACTCCTGATTGTTTTGCCGTATCTGCTGATATGTCTTGGATTTTGCCTTTTTCAGGATGCTCTATAGAACCTGCTAATTGAACCCAATTATAATGATGACAAGTATTAAGTATTGTTTCTCTACCTACTTGTGCTACACCAGAATGTGTTCTGATATCATCTGTTAATAAAAGTATTTTTTTCCTTTTATCTTTTTTAATGTAACCTTCTTTCATATTAATTTTAATCGTTAAATTTTAAGTCTGTGTGTGAATTAATTTTTTTTCTAAAATCTTCATCTGTTAAATATAGATGTAGAGATCTATCAGCTAGTTTTTGGAATGAAAATTTTCTTCTTACACATTCAATTTTAAATTCATCAAATAAATTACTTTTTACTTTAACACTTGTTAGTGTCATTTCTTTTTTGTCAGTTGTTGCCATAATCTTTATTATTTATATTATATTTGTCTATACATATATGTAGATTATAAATTTTTACCAACTGCGCTACATAATTTACTATCTTCTTTAAATGGGCAAAATGTGCAATTCCATTTACTTGGCTTGGGAATAAATGTACGATCTTTGTAGGTACCATCCAAACTAAAAACATCTTTAATAAAAGTCTCTAATAATTTAGACGCTTTATTTAATTTAGTTTTACCCGATGCTGGTGTAAATTGTTGTATTCTACTCATTGGGTATTCTGTATCTTCCCAAATTTTTCTTTTTACTATAAAAAACTCAATATCAATATCTTCAATTGGAATATTATATTGTTGACTAAAGAATTTTTTGTATAAAACTAATTGGAATTGTTTTATTTCATCTTTTTTAGCCCATTTATTCCACCCTTTGGTTGATGTTTTTATATCAATTATAGTAAATTTATTTAAGGTTTCATTATATAGCACTACATCTAAATAGCCCATGTATTTAACACGCTGTAAATACGGATTAGGCGCCAATATAATAGGTATCTCACACCCAACTAAATATGTTCCTTTTTTACTAAAATATCTACCTCTTTTTTTCTTAAAAAATTTTAAAATGTTAATTCCATCTTCATAAAATTCTCTTATTTCTTCTGGAGTACTAAAATGGACATTTTTATTCTTTTTATAGGATTCAGCATAAGATTTTCTTAAATTTTCTTCAAAATATTCTTCTATATTTATTCTGTCGGCTTCAGCTGCACTTTTATCATACATTATATCTAAATAATGTTGAAGAGTTTCATGGATAGCTGTACCAAAAGTCATATGAATACTTTGTTCACTAACTTTATGCCCTTCTCTATAATTTAATGACCATTTTTTGGGACATTGAGAGTACATTGATAGTTGTGAAAAAGAAATATTCTTTTCAAATGAAAAATCAAGAGGTTGAGGGGGATTATTAATAATCTCCTTAACTATTTTAGGAATTTTTCTAGCCACCCCTTTTCCACTTATTACGTCCTACTAACATACCAATTATTCCGTAATTAGCTACATCTAAGAATGTATCTTCCATGCTTTCTCCTTTAACGTAATTTCTACCATTTACTATAAGATTTTTTAACCTAGATATTTTATCAGTTAACCTAATAGCTAACCCTGTAAGTGAGAAGTTTTTATCTTTTTTATCATTTAATATATCACCTCCTAAAGCAATATTATTTAATCCATAATCCATATGTTTACGAGCAAACATTTCGTACATTTCTTTTTGGATAGTTTTAAATTCTTCAGATAGTTCTGCATATTCTAGCTCAAATTCCTCAACTACTGGATCTGGTAGTGGTCTCATTCCCATATTTTTAGAGTTCATTATATCTCTATCACTCATATCTTCTTTGTACTTTTTAATTGAATCTCCCATTAAATAACCGGATTTTCGGGTTTAAAATATTTATCTAACGTTGATAATCTATCATCAGCATCCACTAATTTATTCAATGCTTCTTCTGCATTTTTATAAAAATCTTCAGTTGAATGATCACCTATTCCTGCTGGGTGTTCTGATAGCAAGTTTAAAGTTAATAATGCTTTAGCTTTATCAGCTTCTGCTGAATTATTTAACATATTAAATAGTTCTAATTTCATTTTAATTTTGATGTTTTAATTAATTTTTTTCTCTCTTTATCTTCTATCCCCATACTTAAAAGAATAGTATTTATTCCTTCTTTACCTAATATTGGAATATAATTAAAAGCTTCATTAGTTCCCACCTCAAAATATCTAGATACAAAATTTGTTAAATCCTTATAATCTATTTTATTTTGATTTTTAATATATTTATTCCATACTTTCTTTTTAGGTATTAATTGTCGGTAAATAGTGTAGATTTCCTTTTTATTTTGGGGATTAATATTTTGTACATAATTAACAATATCTAAATATTTAAAGTTCATACTTAAAAATCTATGAACCATATAAGAATTCCAATTATCCCAAGATTTATCCGAAAATGAATCAGGAGATGTTTTTTGGATGGTTATTTCATTTAACCATCCAAAAACATTTTTAATCTCTTTTTCTACCATTATTCTCCTCCAGCCATGTGATCTTTAAATTCATCTCTTAACTCTAAAGGAATTGTACTTTCTAGTATTTTACCTGAAGTTGGATCCCAAAATACTGGGATTGGCATAACTGCATCTTCTTCAGCTCCTACTACAAATTTTGATACTTTACGTAATAATACTCCTTGTTGCCAAATTTTACCTCCATCAGGTGTATCAATAGCTGATGTATTGTTTAAATCAATATTTGGTCTTTGCTGTGTTGGGTTTGTTCCTTCCATTTTTAATTTATTTGTGATTTCTTTTAAATTCAGTTGATAATTGTTTTACTTTTGTGGCAGCTGATCTACATCTTTGTTTGGCAGCTCCTGTTGTTTTTTCTACTTCTGCTTCAATAAGAACTACTTGTTCTTTGATAGCATCTAAAATTTCAATACTTGTCATTTTTTAATTTTTTTAATTTAATTCTATTAATTTTGATATTAAAGCCATTGCATTAATTTCTTTATCAATTCTAAAATTAGATTGATAACTATATTCATTAATATGGATGGCTACCATTCCTTCATTATCAGGCGCATATTCTGATGCTTGGTCAAATAAAAATCTATATAAAGATTCAAAATCTTGAACATTAGCATCTGCTATTATTTGCCTAATATTTTTATATTTATTAAAACTACTATCTTTAGTCTTTAATACTTTTACTATATCTTTATTATAATTAGATGATACTATTGATGTTGTATCTAAATTTAATTTATTATCAACAGTAGATACCTGAATTGTATTAAGCATTTTTCTAACATCTGGGTAGCTATTATCAATGATAGCTTTTAGATCATTTTCATTAGAGTTAATT